TTGTGTGCTTTTCCTTCGTTGTAGCACTTTGTTTATTGTTTGGTGAAAATCTGCTCCGGAAAATAGTTGACACAATATTCGGCTCGGTATGTTGCAAAGAAGAAATGTCATAGATATTTATTTCCTTACCGCGCTGAAGGAAATACATTGTACCGTTCCTTACGAACACATTTACCAGCCGCCACGGCATTACAGATAGCCAGCCAACAATATTCGAAAGCATACTCTGGTACGTTACAGACAGTCCAGCATAATTCTTATCCAAGAAATAATCCTCTGCTTGAAAATGTAGTTCATATCCGAGCCTTTTGGCAATCCATCCAGCATACGTCTTGAATGTGTAATGTGTTGTTCTACTGTTTTTATGCCCGTCTACAGTAAGGTTACTATCTTTCTTGCCGCCCCAAATAACAGGAACATAAAGCATACGGTCAACATAGTTCATTGTTTTCACCGTCTGCTTCTTCCCTTGTGCCTGTATCTGTTCTACGCGATACTGATAAGCATAGTCGAGAAAATGCCCCTTTACGGCATCTTTCACTTTGTAATCCGTTCCGTAAAACGTCCCTGTCATGCTATCAGACAACGTGTTCTCACTAAGCGAGAGTGACAGAGAAATCAGTCCACTTTTCAACGGCTTCTGTACATTTGCAGGGAACGGTGTAAACCTCTCTTGTGGTTGCGGCTTTACATTGGCAGGGATATACGCATCCCAATCGTACGGCAGGCGACGAATAATGTCGCCGTCAAGCTCAACGCTCCGTATGACGTATCTCTTAGAGTCTAGGGAAATATTGACAGGTCGTTCTATCTGTCTCTTTGAATCAAATGAAAGCTCGCAGGGTTGTTTCACTATCCTGCACGTATCAAGTTCCAAAGAAGTAGCGTTCATACGTTTCACCCATCTCTCAAGTCATTACGTTGCGGCGACAATGTATCCACTTGCAACAATCTTGACGCTAGTATCATTTTGCGGATCCTCGTTTGTTGAAGAAGTCGCGCGAACCCAAAAAATGATATTCTTCTCCGCAACAGGAAGTTTGCTTATACTTGAAGAAAACGCACTATCTGCTGGTGGTGTATCTCCAGTGTAAGAGGCATCATAAGCAAGTGCCCACTTTGAGGCATTTGTTCCACTTAACGAAAGTGTCAAGCCGTCATCGTTTGTCTTGTACCCGCTTTCGCATCGTACCGCAAGTTTTACCGTTTTCGACTCAGCCTTAGAAGCATCGAGCGTCACATCTATCGGTGCGGTATTCTTCCCATCTGTAGAAACCTCAATTCCATCCGCACCATCGGCAGTCGGGTTTCCCATGTAAATGTTGATATACTTGTTCGTTGCCATAACTCACACCCTCCACAATTCCATTGTCACGGTATAGGCTTCTGACTCAAATCCTTTTACGTGAGAATAGCTCTGCACGACTACTCGCACTTGAAATATGTCTCCTCCAGAGTCTTGTACATTCACAACTGTTCGATTTTGCCAGTATCCCTTGACAATCTCCCAATTCTTTTTATCAAATTGAAGCGTCCATGATATTTTGTCTCCAGTCTCAATATGTCCATAATCCTGCACAACAACGCCGCCTAAGACCTCAAGCATCTGTTGCCTGTCGTCTGGCTTTATTTTCTCGTTCTCCGGATTATTCATTGAAACTGCTTCGCCAAGCCTTACCATCTTGCACCTCCCAATCAATAAGAATTGCTATATCCAGTATTGCTACTAGCCGCAAGAACAGGCTGCAATCTATCTACAAGTTTCCCTGCCGCCTGTTCTGCAATATTCTCTGCGGCATCATTTGTAACAACGCTCCCATTTAAGTTAACGGTCGCATTCACGGTCAAGTTGGCAGGTTGTGTTGATTGCTCAACATTAGCAGAACGCATAGCGAGTTTGTTGTCTAAAAGGTCAACGGCCCGTTGCAACGCTGGACTAATTGTTGCGGCTATGTCAAGATCCTGCCTAGCAGACGAGTCGTAAAAAGGACTAGCCGGGTCATACGTCGGGTTAATTTCATACCCAGCATTGCCATTAATAATCCACGGCGACTCTGTAAAATTAGTCTGCGCGGAAGAAGGATCCCAACCATAATTTTCACGTGCGGCTTTTCGCATAGCATCAGTAGCTTCTTCTCTGCTCCATTCGCGATAGTTATACAGCTCACCGCTGGCTCCATTTGCAGTATTAACCATTTCTGACTGTACGCCACGAATGACCTCAATAACGTTCTGTGCCTGTTGAGTAAGTTGATTTCCGGTTGCAGATACTAAATTAGCAGAAGATTCAATAGCTCCGTGAATGGTATCGGCTGACGAGTCTACGGACTGTGCAAACTGTTCTCCGCTATTCGTAACTACATTCCCAAAATTCCCTGCTCCTTCAAACAGTTTTTCTTGATACTCTTGTGGTAGCACATGTGCCGCATCATTCCCCCTAAGGACTTCCACCATAGCGGCCTTGACGCCCTTGTATGTTCCATCTGAAATAATCGGGATAAGGTTATCATTCGCCGCTTTCATAGCCGCTTCAAACGCCTTGATTTCGCCAGGTGTCGTGAAAGCGTCCTTCGGGATCCCTTTCTCTTTCCGCATTTCGTCCATGATAGCGTTGACGCCGGCCTGTCCGCTATTCATGCCGCCAGCTTTCTTCCATACATCATAGTACTTCTTCTGCGAGGTGAACATATTCTGAGCCGTTTCCTGCATAGCCTGTCGCTTGCTTTCCTCGGCCCATTTCGTTGCCTTGACTTCATCAAGGCCCTTCTGTACCCATGCTTTCTTCTCGCGGTCGATTTCCGAAAGCCGCTTCTGTATGGATGATTGCCAAATCGAATCAATCTGGCTCGCTACTTGGTTATCCCACTCCGCATTGACCTGCTCCTTGCGCTTCTGCGCCCACGCGTCTGCATACTCCTCAGAAGCACCCTGCTTGATGTAGTTCCGTCTCTGACGGTCAATATCGTCAAGCTGGTTCTGCAGGTCGGTCTTGAAAGCCTGTCCCATAGGTGCCAGCACATTGTCCTCGCGGTCTTGATATGCCTGTTGAGTTCTCTGTGCGGCCCATGCTTCGGCTTCTTCGACAGTAGCACCTGCCTTCTCGAACGCTTTCTTCTGCAAGTCAATTTGTGAGAGCTGTTTCTGAAAGTCATTCTGAAACGCTTCTGCCATAGGAGCGGTGACGTTTCGGAATTTGTCTGCGTCGATTTTTGCCGACTGTGCGCCGATGTACTTATTGATAAGGTCCTGCGGAACACCGTTCGCCTGCGCCTTCTCAACCTCGGTCCACATTGCGTGCTGCGCGTTCTCGACGTCGTTATGCGTAAGCGCGTAGATGACCTCCGACAACTGCCCTGCCGCCGACGAACGCCACTTCATAGCTTCTGCGGCCTGTTGCTGAGCGTTTGCGTTCTCCTTTGCGGCTTGAGAGTTCGCGTTCTGCGCTTCTGTGTTCTTGCCTAGGGATTGTGAGGTGTCCTTCTGCTTTTGGTCGAACATAGAGGAAACATGGTTTAGGTCGGTCAAGGATTTCTTGACATTGTCGGTGCTGAGTTTGTACTTGTCCCATGCAGAGGTATCGAGCTTGCCGCCATTGAGTGCCTTGCTCGCAAGGTCGCCCATTGCACCAATCTCTACATTCTCACCGTTCAAATAGCGTTTGTCATTGTAGCGGTCTTTCATGCCCTCCCAATATCCGAGGGCTTTCATTGCCGCTACATCGCCGTTTTCAAAAAGACCGTTTCCAATCCATCCGCCAACCGCGCCGCCATATAAAGAGCCTTTCCAGCCACCGACACGTCCGAGCCATGCACCAACGGCGGCAACAGTCGCAGCTCCGGCATGCCTCCATGGTTCGCCGCCATTTGCGTCAAGTACCTTTTGCTCATAGTCAAGTTCATTCGCGTCTTTTCGCGTGTTCTTGCCTATCGAGCTATTCTCTATAGCATTGACAAGTTTCCCTACCGCTCCAGCGGCATCAGTCGCCGCTGACACAATGCCTTTGATTGCAGTAGCCCAACCAGCAATACTGCTTTTGATTTCATCCTTGTTGTTTTTGATGTATCCAACCATATCGGCGATGGATTTTGTGACTTCCGGCATGATTTCTTTCGCTATCGGAATCATGGCAGAGCCGAACGCCATTTCAAGCTTAGTCGCCTGAATCTGCATCTTGTACAATTCGACGTTGAGCTCGTGCGCTTCTTTCGGGTCGAGAAGTCCCGTATTTGCGACGCTGTTCGCCGCTTCCATATAAGCAGAGTAGTTGTCGAGAAGCGGAACGAGGGACGCGCCGCGCCGCCCGAGCACCTCCGCCTGGAATTCCTCAAGATTGCCGGAATTTGCGGCCTTCTGGTAGCCCTTCGCAAGCTGGTCAAGCTGCTCATTAAGCGGCAGGAGATTCCCCTGCGCGTCCTTGAGCTGGATCCCGTATTTCATGAGTGCGATGGTCTGCGTGTTTAGCCCGTTCGCCGAGGACATGACCGACTTGTCGAGCTGGGAAAAATACGGGATGATAGACTGAATATCCGTTCCAGCGAGCTTGAAGACGGTGTTTAGCTTCGATGCCTCGGCTGTCGATAGATGAAGGCGCGTGGAAAGCTTATAGATGCTTTCGCCAGCCTGCATCGCGCTGTTCGTGATGTTGAACAGGCCCGCGCCCGTCATCGCTATACCCATGCCCGCCGCGAACATTCCAGTGAACTTGCTGTATGCGCCGGACAGGCTCGTAATACTCGCCTTCGCCTTGCTTGCTTCCTCGTTGAGCTTGCCGAATATGCTGCCCTTGTCGGCAGTCGCTTGGAGTTTCGTCAGCTGTGCCTGAAGCTGTGCAAGGTATTTCGCTTGCTGCAGATAGCGCGTATCCGCCGCGCGGGAAAGTCTACTGTTCTTCCCCGTGTCCCTGTATGCAGACTGGCGTGCCTGACCGAGCAGACGGAGCTTTGCCGTCTGCAGCTCGATCTGACGCGTGAGCGCCTGCATCTGGATGGCCTGACGCTTCGCCTCATCGCTTCCCGCCTTGAGCTCCGAAATATCCGCCTTGAGCTTGACCTGCTTGTTCTCGCTGTTGATGCGGCTGATCGCCTGCGAGATTGTCGTATTGGCCTCGTCCATCCCCTGGAACAGGTCATCCAGATTCAGGCCGATCGTCAGACTGAAATCTGCATTCTCTCCTTTTGCCATCGTCGCACCTCCTAGAACGGTAATACATTCTCAATATACGCTTTCTTTGCCTTCGGGTTGTTCTTCTTCGCGAGCATCACTAGCTCGTCGATGAGCAGGGAAAGGTCGGATTCGTCGACCTCCTTCACCGTCCACCCGTAGGCCTCATGATACTGGCAATACCACGAAAGCACTTGTTCATACGGCGATAAGACTACGCTTTCGCCGTTTCCGAGTTTTTTCCCTCGCCCTCCGGCAACTTCTTGAGCCCGGAATAGACAAGCTCTGAAATCCATTTCCCTGCATCGCAATACGCTGGCAGGACCTCGGAAATGTCCAGATCCTCAAGGTCCTCCTTCTTCACGCCGAAAACAATGGCAAGGACCTCGAGATACTTGTCAATCATCACCATCGGGGAATCCTGCTTTGCCGCATCCTCGTCGAGCTTGACGATCATACGCCACATCTTCATCGTCGGATTTTTCGGCGGCGTGAGTTCCTTATCGTGCAAATGGATCATTGGCTTTTCCATGACTTACATCTCCTTACAAAATTAGGGCAAGCCTCGCGCTCGCCCTATCAAAAAATCTTCTGTTGTCCCGTCAATCAGGGAGTGCCCGAGCCAGAGCCCTGGCTCTTCGCAGTAACGAACTTCGTGGAATCATACCACTCATCGCCAATCGTCGCCGTGTAGCCATCGGATTCCTCGTCGGCCTGCTCGAGAGAGATACCGTCCGACGTGCGATAGACTGCCGTTGCGGTCATCGTCGGCGTGTTGTATGAGATCTTCTCCTCCTTCGTGTGCGACGTCTCATCCGGCTCAGTGAACTGGACTTTCGTAAAGCGAACGAAACGCTTCTTGCCGTTCTGCTTCGTCGATTCGAAGCAAAAAGCGAAGTACGGCGCTGCATCCTCTTTCGAGACGACCATCTTGCCATTCTCGAACTTGTGTCCGAGCAGCTTCGCGCGATACTCGAGCGGGACACCCGCCATATTGATACTCAGGTCGTAGCGCGATGTAGCGTTCGCGACCGCGACGGACATATTATCCGCATAGAGCGTTTCCTGATTGTTCTGCGGCTGAATCTTTACCTCGATAATCCACGGATAAGCGAACGCCTCTTCATAGGTGGCCGTTCCGTCCGCCGGATCCGTCTGCATTTCCGCGAGGTGCACGTTCGTAACGCCTACGAAAGGCGAGTTCGTGATACCGCTTTTTACAGTAGCCATTGAATCATACCTCCTGTTTCTCTGTTATCGAATAATCCACGACGAGAATCTTGAGCCCGTCGTTCTGAATCTCATTCGTCATCTTGCGCATGTAGCCGAGGCCCTTCATCACGCGCTGGAGCTCCTTGTAGATGTTGGTGTACGCCGCATCCTCCGTGCAGATGGAAATCCGCACCGTGACCTTGTGATACAGTTCTTCATTGTCTCCGCCGAAAAAAGGAACATCGGACGGGACCGTGTAGATGAGCACCGGATAGGTTCCCGCGTCCTCGCTCCAGTTGTGATAGATCGACGATGCGCCCTGCGAGAGTAGCGCGGTCAGCGCCACGTCCGAGGTCAGCGCCTTGTAAAGTTCCGAAAGAACACTCATAAGCTACCTCCCCCTTGTTGCCCGCCGAATCGCATCAGCAATCTTCTCATGCACCTCGGCGCTGTTCGCGTAGAGTGCTGGATAGAGGAACGGCTTGTTGATGCGCGGGTCGAACTCGACAAACTGCCCGTAGGCTACGCCCTTATCGGTCTCCGCATTCGCGGATATCGTATAGGCTGCACCTCCACGCTTCGCGTTCGCCTGAATGCTATCACGCAGTTTGCCGGTATCGACGGGGCACCGCGTCTTTGCATCATCGACGACGAGATCCGCGCCCTCTTTGAGCGCTTCTTTCGCAGCTGTGAGGACGTTCTCGCCGAGCTCCCGAATCTTCTTGACGGCCCCGTTATCGCGGATATACCCGCGCTCGAAGCCCCTGCGGCCACCTCCGCTGCGTCTAGACATTCTCAATCAGCTCCTTGCACTCCATGACGGTATAGACGTGCCCGCTTTCCGCATCGTATGGCGGCGCGGTCATGACGAGTGTCTTGCCCCGCCATCTCAGATAGTCGGTTGGCCTCACGCCTTCCCGATACCGGATGATGACGCGGTATGTGACTTGATTCACCGTCTCGGAGTAGCCGTCGCGAATGACGGACGCCATCGGCAGCACCTTCGCGTAACAGGACGCGAGGACGGACGGCGAGCCACGGATGATGTTACCCTCCGTATCTCTCGTTTCCGTCTTGCGCACGATTTCGACGCGCTCCTTTAGGTCATCAAAGGATGTATTGATGAGATTGCCCGTCGTAATCATGCGCCCGCCCCCTTCACATAGTTCTGTAGCTGCGAAATCATCGCCTGCGTCATATAGCTCCAATTCGAGCGGGTGTCGTTGCGCGCGTCGCGGTTCGTATACATCTCGGCAATCAGCGAGAGTTTCGTACGGTCTGCCACAGCGGCAAAGCCCGCGTCATCGGCGTAATACGTCGCATAGCCCGATACCGCGCCAACCATGTAGGCTTCTGCTGCATTCATGCAGCTCTGGACGATCGCGTCCTCATCGGTCCGGTCGCTGTCCACACGCAAGAAGTTCTTTACGTCTTGAATCGTGAGGGACATTTCCCGGCCTCCTTATGCGGATGCTACACTCAGCGAGATCACTGCATCCGGATCGTCCTTGACGACACCGAAACGCTCGACCGCGCGGAGATACGTTGCATACTTGGTGAAGCCCGCATCCGTGGATACAGCGACCTCGACGCCGAGACGCTGGAAGAAAGCGAGCATATCCGAGAATGCGCCGACGTAGAACGGGATCTTCTTCTCGCCCGATGCGAGCAGCGCATTCGAGACGACCGTAATCGGACGGCCGCGGAACACATAGCCAGTCGGGTCAGCAAGCGACTGCGTGAGAAGCGGGCGGCCCTGCGAATCCGTCAGCTCATCGAGATACTCGAGGCCGTCCTGATTCGTCAGAATGCGCGCGCCTGCAGAAATTGCCGGGTCGAGCGAAACGTTAAGCGCTTTCATGATACCCTTCCAGTTCGATACACTCTGCGACTCAAGCGCCTTGAGAATCTCGAGGATCTTCTCATTCTCGGTATTGATGGACTTGCGCGCGAAGCGCTGACCGATCAGCTGCATGATGTTGATGTCTGCATCCTGCAGAAGCTGATTCGAAACGGGGATGATGTCGCCGTAGTCCGCGATCGAGTAGGTGAGCTGACCAAAATCGAGATCGTCCTGATTGATCTCATTGAGCTCCTCGAAAGCGATGAGCTTGCCAGTCTCCTGCCCGATGGTCGGCATTTTGCCCGACGTAGAGTTCGCCGTCTGCACGTTGCAAAGGTCTTTGAGCGAGGTGTAGGCGCGGCGGTACTCGCGGAGCGTCATCATCTGTTCCTCCGGTACGAGGTAGCCGCCCTTTGCCGGCGTCGCGCCGACCTGCCCCGGCGTTCCAGCCGCGTCGACGACTTTGAGCCCGGCGCGGTTGATGATGTCCTTCTCTTCGTCGGTCATCGCCCAGCCGAGCACAGCTTTGTTAAATGCGCGGTTCAGGATCTTCTTGTCGTCCTTGCGCGCGCCGACCGGTGCCGCCTGCTGCTGCATGTTCTCGAGCTCCGCCGACTCGATAGCGATGGCGGTCTTGTAGTCGCGAACGGCTTCGTTGAGCGTTTCCGCCTCCTTCGCCGCATCGTCGTACTGCTCGTTTGCCTGGAGAGCCTCGACCTTCGCTTTCAGCTCGTCCACGGTCTTCTTGAGTTCTACCGATTTCTTCATCTTCTGAATCCTCCTTACATAATTGCGTTTGCGAGAGAAAGCGAAATCTTGGCTTTCTCCTTGTTGTGATTATCTACTTTATCTACATGAGGTTCCACAGGCGCCGCAATGGGCTCCGGTTTCGTCTCAGCGATATTCTGGTATTGCACGGGATTCGGGATGTGCGAGAACGCATCTTTCGCAAGTCCCGGTGCGCATGCTACGGCTTTCATCGGCTCGAGGACCTCGACATCGAAGACGTCGGCCGCTTCACTCCCCGTCAGCCAGGTCTCTTGATTGACCATGTCCGTAATCATCTGTGGCGTGACGCCGTCTTTCGCGGCGGTCCGGTACGTCGATTCAAGCCCGTCCTGCAGAACGTCGAGCGTCTCCGCAGCCTTTCGCAGGTCGTCAGAATTTCCGTAGAAGAGCGTCGTCGCTGGTTTATGGATCATCAGATATGCGTTGGCCGGAATCCGGCGCGTGTCCGCCGCAAAGAAGATCTGCGTCGCAATGCTACAGCACCATCCGTCGACGACGGCGGTTGTATGGCCATCGTGCCGACGTACCATATTCGCCATCGCAACGCCAGCGGGGATGCTCCCGCCGTCAGAATTGATGTAGATTGTCACGTCCTTCTTTTCGATGGCCGCGAGCTCGTTCTTCAAGTTCTCAGGAAAGTCGAAACCGACATTGTCGCCATCGTGCCATTCCGTGAAGAGGTTGCCAGCCGCATCATCGACGATATCGCCGGTGATGTAGATTTCCGCTGCCTTTTCCGTCTTGTTTACTACCCGAATCATTGTCCTATTCCTCTCCTTCCTCCGATTCGCCATTCTGTCCGGTATTCGCCGCGTACGCCTTCCCGATATCCTCGAGCTTGACATAGGATCCGTTGACCATGTGGACATCCCCGTTCGCGCACGGCGGGCGGTCCAGCAGGGCAAGCGCGTCATTTGGTGAATAGATGCCCGCCTGCACAAGCTTCTGTATAACGTCGGCTTGCTGCGTCGGGTCCCCACGCAGAATGACCGCGACGTTGAACTTGAAGCCCATCCCGGCGTCCTGCTCGCGAGAGGTGAGCAGCTTGCGGTTGAGTTCCTGCTCGTAGATCGTGATGTTGTAAAGCAGCGTATTGACGTAGAAACTCAAGTTCTGCGCGGCGCTGTTCGCATAGCTCGACTTGGAATAGTCGTTCAGGTAATTCGGCTCGACGCCAAACGCGGCGGCAATCTTGAGCGCATTGTATTTCGTCAGCTCGTAGAACTGGGAATCGGTGAGCTTCATGTCAAGCGTCTGGATATCCGTGCCGACCGGCAGCGCGATTAGGCGTCGGCTGTTGTCCTTCGCCTGCTCGACAATGCCGTCGAGGAAAACTTTCTGTCGCTCCTTCGACAGGTTCCCGACGTACTTGACGACCGCATTGGCGGTCAGTCCCTTCTGATAGAGGTTCGTCAGGAAGTCCTGCGACGCTTTGTTTGCGGCCATGTTCGAGGCTAGAATCTCGCGCACGCTCTTTCCTGCAAGCCCGCTTGCGTCCGTAATCCACGACTTGACGTGAATCACGTCCTCCGGGTTGAGCCAGTAGCTCTTTCCCGTCGTGGAATCCGTATAGTAATACCAGTATGGGCGGTTCGTGAACTCGTTCGTGTTGTTCACCCAGATCTGCATCATGCGCGGATCGAGGATATAGAGCCCCGTGAGCCGCCCGCTCCTGTCCCTCGCGATGTAGGCATAGCCGTTTCCGTAGTGGTTCCGGTTGTACTCGAGCATCGTGAAGAACTGCGTCGGCGTCATGTAGGGGTTCGGCTGGATACGCAGGATCCGCCCTGTTTCATGCCCATGTATCCGGTTCTTGTCTTCATCCATCAGGTATACCGGCATTTTTCCGACGCTTTCCGAGAGCGTCTTGAGGCATGTGAAATATGTGATTTCCGACAGGTCCGTCCCGCCCGGGTTGTTCGCCGAAAACCACGTACCAAGTTCCGAAAGGGAGACGGTCGAGCCGCCGCCCGTCAGCGCGTTCTTGAACCGCAACAGTCCGTGTTTCGCCCTTGTGTAGAATCTCATGCTTTCCCTCCTTCCTCATCGGATCTTGTGATACCTAGCCAATCGTCGAGCGCTGCGTCCGTCGACATCACGCCCGACTGCTTGTGCATCGTCCATATCTTCCACGCATCGAGAATCGAATCGCACGGGTCGATCCTGTTCGTCTGCGTCATCTTGTCGATCTTGATTTCCCCGAAACTGTTCGGCTCGGAAATAATCGCGTTGACCATGCTCCATGTCAAGAGCGCGTTCCCTTTGTCGTAGGAAATTAATCCCGCCTTGACGGAAAGCTGAAAATCCTTTGTCGGGTCGTTTAGGCTGCGGGCGGATTGCTTGACTTCCGTGATGTCGCAGTCCAGTATTTCCTCCAAGTCCGAGAGGAAAGCGCCGGCATTGTGCGCATCGTATCCGCATCCTATAACCTGTATCGAGTATTCCGACAAAATTCTTTTCAAATCGGACGTAATGTAGTGATAATTGGTCTTTATCCCGTACATTCCGCTCGTCAGCGTGATGAGCCCCTGTTCCTTCCATATGCCATATGGCGCGTCATCCGTGCGGATATGCTCCGCGAGACGCAGCTCCGGCATGTACGAATGGCTCCATACATACGCGCGTTCCCCGTCATCGCTCGGAAAGACCAGCGCGATAGAGGTAAGGTCCCCGCCACTAGAGAGGTCGATACCGAGGATGCAGTCGCGTCCGCGCATATCCTCTAGCTTCATATCCGACGCGCACGCTTGCCACGCCTTCGCGTCGACGAACGCGCCGCCCGCGTATGTAACCCAGCGGTTTAGGCTCTTTGTGAGAAAATTGACAAGGTCCTGCCCCTGCTTCTCTCTCGCGTCGATGGCCTTTTCCGCCATGCGCGCGAGCATTTCCTCGTTGATCGTGTTGTCCTCGTTCCATAGGTGTAGAGGATTCGCCTTCGCCCAGTTCTGCGGCTTCCATATGTCATCATCATCATCGAGCTCCGCGATGAAAATGAACAGGGAATCCTTTTCGATTGCGCCGGAAAGGACCTTCTTGCAGAACTGATACTGCTCGTAGCACGGAGAGTTGAGGTTGAATCCCGCGGTTGTAATGGCGAGCGTCAGCGCGTTGTCGACGGTAATCTGGCCGTCGAGCATGAGCTTATACATCTGATCCGTCGGATGCGCGTGATACTCATCGATCACGGCGAGGATCGAGCGGAAGCCGTCCGCGCTCTTCGTGTCGCGCCCGATTGCCTTTATGGTGTTCTCCGTGACAAGGCTCTTTATCGTGTGGTCGTACTCACGCACGCTGTAGAGCTCCGCGAGATCCGGGTCCGACTTGATGAATTTGTTGACCTCTCCCCATACAATGTTCGCCTGCTCCTGCTTTGTTGCCGTACAGAATATGCGGCCCATGCGATAGCCGGAAAAGGTCGCGAAGTCGTTGCACATCTCGCCAGCAAGGAAAGACTTGCCGTTCTGCCTGCCCACTTGGATATAAGCTTCGCGGAAACGCCGGATATTCGAGCGCTTCTTTCTCCATCCAAAGATGGATCCGAGGATGAACTGCTGGAAGCCGCGCGTATGAAGTGGCCTCTGCTGCTCGCCCTCGCCGATTCGCAGCGTGTCCGCGAGTTCGATATGCCGTTCCGCCTCGGCCGCATCGAAGATATACGGGAAATCCCTCCCGCGCTTCATGTCGTCGAGGTGGCGCTGGCAGGCTTGTATCTCGGACTGTCCCGCCAGCTTCTCACCGCTCACGACAAGTTTCGCGTAAGCGGTTGTCCGGTCAGTCATTACGGACAAACTTCAGGAACTTATTTTCGGGCTTCTCATCCTTCACTGGCTGGATGAGCTTGAGCCGATCCGTTGCAGCTAGTCCGAGCTTCGTACTGCAAGTGTCCATCTGTTTCGCCGACTGGTTGAGCACGGTCATCCACGGAGACGGTGCTTCATATCCGCTTTTCATCTTCACTGTCGCGCCGTGCAGGTTGAGCTGCGTCGCCGCTTTGATGTAGCGCGCGTAGTTGTCCGCATATTTCGCGAGGAACGCCAAATCGAGATTGTCGAGCAACCCGATTTTTGACGCCTCTCTTACGACGCGCTCAAATTCGATGGCCGCTTCATCAGAAAGCCAGTCCGGCGGCGTCAGCTCGTCCGCGTCGACCTTGAGTTTCTTTTCACCCTCGGCGCGTGCCGCCCGCTTCGCCTTCCCGATCTTACCCGTCGACATGGCGATGATTTTTCTAGTTCGTGGCATTTTGTTCACCCCCTCTGGTTAATTTTGGCATTTTCGCGGGAGAAAGTAGGGGCGCGTTGACGCCGACATTTCCCAAAAACTTTTT